ATCTTTGTTTATGTGTCATGTTGCTGCCGGTGCTATGGTTCAAGGAAAAAATGTGTTATATATTACACTTGAAATGGCTGAAGAAAAGATTGCTGAAAGAATAGATGCAAACTTATTGAATGTTTCACTTGATGATTTGATGGAACTACCTAAAGATTTATATGACAAGAAGGTTGCTCGTGTTCGTGAGAAATGTACCGGCAAACTTATCATTAAAGAATACCCAACCGCTTCAGCATCCGTAACACACTTCAGAACATTATTAAATGAACTCAACCTCAAAAGGTCTTTCGTACCTGACATTATCTTTATTGATTATCTTAATATCTGTTGTTCTTCTCGTATTAAGGCTGGTGCGAATATTAACTCTTACACTTACGTTAAGTCAATCGCAGAAGAACTTAGGGGCCTTGCGGTTGAACATAATGTTCCTATTGTATCTGCTACACAGACTACAAGGAGTGGATTTACATCGAGCGATCCTGGTTTGGAAGATACGAGTGAGTCATTCGGGTTACCTGCAACCGCCGACTTAATGTTTGCTTTGATTTCTTCAGAAGAACTGGAAGAACTTGGCCAAATTATGATCAAACAATTGAAGAATAGATATAATGATCCAACATTTCACAAACGATTCACTCTCGGGGTTGATAGAGCTAAAATGAAACTATATGATGTCGAACAATCCGCACAGACGGGTATTGCAGATGCTGGCCATGATAAACCATTAAACACGTTTGGTACAAGAGAAGAAAAACAAAAGAAATCATTTAATGGATTTAAAGTATGATAATCTCCAGAGATAATGGTTTGTATTGTGCTAAAGCCTTTCATGATTACTTTAGTAATATTGGAAGTACCGAAGAATACATGCGAGATGAGAAGCTAAAGAATGTGGCTGATATGCCATCTTCCTTATTTCCAATTGAAGATGATTTGTTTTCTGATTTCTCGATGCATCCAAAAGATATGGATATTGAAGTGTGTGAAATACCAAATGATGTTTGGGAACCATTACTGGCCATTACCAGTTCACATATTAATAAAGCACCAGTTGGTAAGAATATACAATTGGCAGTCAAGGAAAAGAACTCAGGAAAGATTCTAGGATTCATTCGTTTAGGTTCACCTGTCATCTATATGAAACCCCGTAATGACTACCTAGGACAAGTTTGGATTCAAAATGAAGATACTGCCAAGAGGTTTAATACGGCTTGTGTTATGGGTTTCGTAATTGTATCATCTCAACCATTCGGTTTCAATTACTTGGGTGGTAAACTATTATCTGCCATTTGTACCAGTCACACCGTTAGAGAGATATGTAATAAAAAATATGGCATGAATATATGTTTATTTGAAACTACCAGTTTATACGGAAGTACCAAGTCGGTTTCACAGTATGATGGTATGAAACCTTATATTCGTTTTAAAGGTCTAACAGAATCGGATATTGTGCCAATGATGCACGGACAAAGATACCACGATTTAAAGAACTATGTAGAGAATATTACTGGAGATTTGTTGGGTGGTGATACATCAACAACTAGTAGAAAACTTAGAACATTCACTAAGATTATTGCTCTCACCAAAGCTGCTTTAAAAGGAACACCTGAAGGAGAGGATTTCAACCTAACGATTGAGAATGCTAAAAAGTTGACAGAAAAGAAACGATATTATATCTCTGATTATGGATTTAAGAATACTGTTGACTATATGAATTGTAAAACAGATAAACTTTTACCTGGTGAAAATTATGAGAAACATAATTTAGAAAACATTATTGCTTGGTGGAAACAGAAAGCAACCAATCGTTATGAATCTCTGAAGGTTGATGGCCGATTAAGAACTGAACTTGAAATCTGGACATCAGGCAAAGAGATCCAGATTATCAGATAAATACTTTCATTTAAAATATAAATGGCCGATACCACCACACTAAACGAAACTGCTCAAGCACTATTTTGTTCTTTAGCTGACTATGCCGGTTTGCAATTAACCGAAAAGATTTTTGTTATAGAAAAATATCCAACATATCCGTTATTTCGTAGTTTTTGGAACAGCAAGGAAAATCCTGTTAAAGGCCTAACAATTGAACAAGCCTATAATAAAAGGGTTGATGCTCCTAACGTAACATTCCAGATGTTAGAAACACACTTAACGAATAATAAAGATTGGTTTACATCGTCACTTCTTGTTGCCAAAAAATTAATGGAAGATATTCAAACGGTTAGTGCGCAATTTAGTACGATCAAACAACCAAAATGGTCCGATATTTTTTATGTTCGTGGTGATAAACCTGTCATGAAAACGATTGAGGATCTTTTCAATATTGCTAATGAAACACAAAAAGAATTGAATAAAATACACGATTCTGACCGAGCAGTTGTTTTTGGTGATATCAATAAGTGGTCACCTGCCGACATTTATTTTACGACAGAAGGTATGCGTAAGAAATTGGATGAATCTTTATATACAGCAAATAAAAATTCCAAAACATTTACCTTCATTCAACTCAATAAACTTATAAGTGATGGTATCAACAAAGGTGAGTTGTTACCTTTATCACTAAAAAAACAAACAAAACAGGTCGTATTACAAAAAGTAAACTTTAATCGAGCTTCCGAAATTAAAAAAATTGGTTCTTATGGTTACTTTGGTGTTAGTGATTGGAAATTATATACAGTAAAATCTCCTCAAACTAGAGATTTAAAAATATTTTTTGAAAAAACAAAAAAAGATCATATCAAAGTTAGACATGACGCATCTACTGCCGGTTTAAAATCCGAATATATTGGCGCAGACGCTGAAGCACGTGGGGGATCAATAGGTTCTATAAACATTTTTACAGATTTGATATCCCTATTGGATCCTAAGTTTGGTAGAGAATTATTATCAATCTATAATGATGGTAATAAGAAGTTTAAAGAACAAGTTAAGAATCTTGGGCCAAAACCAACAGATCCAAAAGTCAAAAAAATATTTGATGCCAAAAGAGGAGAATTGAGTGCATTGTATGTAACAAATGCTATAATTCCACCATTGTTGAAATGGTTAAAAAGTGGTGAAAATAATGGACGTTCTGATGAATTTGTACGATTGATTTACCAATATATGACCTCCAGAACAGTCATGTCAAGTAAATTTGTAATAGCAAAATAAGGATAAATTATGGCACTTATTGATTTTGATAAACTAGCACAAGAGTTTGATGCTACTGATGACTTTGGATTCTCTGCTGTTTCTGAAGAAGAATACAATGCTGTGGTCAACAAAACAGCTGAAACAGCTGATGATTATAAAACTCGTCTTACTGAAGTGGAAAAAATAATTATACCCTTTCTTCAAAAGTTACATTCGACTGGAGAAAAAGAATACATATATTGGCCTAATCGTAAACCGATTATTGAAAAACAAATTGAAAGAATATTGAAATTAACTAGAGATTAAATTATGTCTGCTACCGTGATTATACCAACTACTGGATCACCAGAAGTTAAACTTGCTGTCGAATCTGTTCTGAATCAAAGTCATCCTACCACATGTTACGTTGTAATTGATGGTGATGAGAATGTAGAAAAAACATTAGAAGTATTAGATTCAACCCTAAATGATGAACGAGTACAAATTTGTTCACTACCAATCAATGTTGGTGCCAAAGGTTTCTATGGTCACCGTGTCTATGCTGCATTTACCCACCTAGTTGATACTGAATATGTTTCTTATCTGGATCAAGATAATTGGTTATATCGATCACACGTTAAAGAGTGTATTGACACAATTCAAAAATCAAACCTAGACTGGTGTTATTCGTTACGACAGATATACAACAAACAAGGAAAACTGGTCACCTTTGATGACTGTGAATCTTTAGGTATTTGGCCAACATATCATGGCCATCATCACATAGATACTAATTGTTATTTTATAAAAACAGATGTGGCAACAAAAATTGCAAGTGTTTGGCACGGTGGTTGGGGACAAGATAGAGTTTTTCTACAGGCAATCACTAAACATTTTCCCAAGTTCTATTGCACTGGTGAATACACAACTTGTTATAGAGTGGACGGTGGTCAAGGTTCTGTTACAGCAGAATTCTTTCAGAATGGTAATAAGATAATGAATGAAAAATATAATGGAGTTTTCCCGTGGCGAGCAAAAAAGATTTAATCATTGGTGCATTTACAAATTACAATTACAATCAACTAAAGCCTTGGGTTGAATCGATTGATGAACTGTATGGTTCAGACAACATCGAAAAGGTAATGGTTGTTGGTAATGCTTCACAAGAAACTAAAGATGAACTAATAAAGAGAAATTTCACTTTAGTTGATATGCCACAAGCAAATATTCCTGTGCATGTTCTTCGTTTTCTTTCCATATACGAATATCTAAGAACAAACTATAACAAATATCGATATGTGGTTACCACAGATGTTAAAGATGTATATTTTCAAAAGAATCCATTTCAATGGTTAGAAAACAATTTGGGTTCTTGTAAATTGGTTGCCGGTTCAGAAGGTATGAGATACAAAGATGAGCCTTGGGGTAATGAGAACTTAATGCAAGCCTATGGTCCGTATGTACACAGTCTATTCAAAGACAATACAATTTACAATGTAGGAACGATTGGTGGTGAATCGGAGTATGTTAAAGACCTAGTGTTCAACATCTTCACTAATGCCACCAACCGTCCAATTCCTATCGTTGACCAAGCGGTATACAATGTACTAATCAATACTGTACCATATAGTGACATTACTTATTTCGCATATCAATTAGATGGATGGGCAGTTCAGGCCGGCACAACAGTAGATCCATCCAAAATAGAACAGTTTAGGCCACATCTACTAGAAGCTGAGCCTAAATTTGAAGATGGTGTTGTTAAAACATCTTTGGGACAACCTTTCTGTATTGTGCATCAATATGACCGAGTACCTGAATGGAAAAAGTTTGTTGAAAAAAAATATGGACAAGAAGATTTAATTACTTTTAGGACAATATAATGGACTTTGAAAAAGAATATCAAGATGCGTGTGTGAGGGTTACGGATATACATGAACACTTACCAGTTTTATCTGATTTAACCTCACAATGTAATTATGTAACCGAACTTGGTGTTGGTTGGGCTCAAAGCACAAGAGCATTTCTCCGTCACGATGTTACGTTACATAGTTATGAATATCTTCCGCAACCAGGAATTGTAGATTTCTTTATTCAAGCCAGAAATGCTGGTCGTAATGTTGCTTTGCATATTGCTGATACTAGAAAAGTTGAGATTGAGCCTACAGACTTATTATTTGTTGATAGTTTACACATCTACGAACAAGTGAAAACCGAATTAGAATTACACGCAGATAAAGCAAAAAAATATATTGTATTTCACGACACAACATCTTATGCCGATAATGGTGAGTTCGGCGGCAAAGGCATTTGGCCTGCCATTCAAGAATTCATTGATTCACATTCGGAATGGCAATTGGTTGAAAGAAGAACAAATAATAACGGACTAACAATATTAAAACGAGCATGAGTATATCTTTTTTTCATATAGCTGCATATACTAAGTCTGCTGAAGTTATTGTTGAATCGGCGAGAAAACATCATCCAAAAGATTTTTATTTTCTTGGTGTTGATGGAGAACACGACATTGCTGAATTTGCAAAAAATAATGATTGCCATTATAAAAAGTTTACACCAATAGGACCACCAATATATCCACAAGGTTGGAACTTAGATAGGTCATTAGAATTTTTGGACCGTTTTTACACCACCTGTCAACTATCAAAGGCATCCCACATAATTATGATGGAAGATGATGTATTGATATTGAAACCTATTACCGTGAATCCTGAATGGGAACATGCTTGTGCTGACACAAAAGTTGGTAATATAATACCCGAACCGGTTCACGATTTAATTGAACAACATTGTGGTAAACGGCCAACATTTAAACAATATGGTGCCGGTGGAGGTTCAATATTTAAAGTTAAAACATTTATGGATCACTATGATACAAATATTGAATGGTTTAAAAAACATTTTGATGAAATACAATCTTATTATCCAACCATAGGTTATTTGGATTGTTTTATG